TTTTTTTTTTTTTAATGATACGGCGACCACCGAGATCTACACTCTTTCCCTACACGACGCTCTTCCGATCTATCTATACACCTTACTTCGTTCCATGGTTCGACATCGAGAAGTATATCCTTCCTTTCAAGTCTGAGCAAGAAAAGATTGATTTCGTTCTTTGGCTCTACAAGAATCGTGAGGATGAGCAATATCATGGCTCTTACTTCTGGTGGCTTTGGGAAATCAAGGGTGCAACCCTCGAAGGCATCCATTGGTATGTGAATGAGTGCAAGAAGTACAGCGACTTGGATGGCATGCGCCAGGAATATCCTTCCGATGACGTGGAAGCCTTCCTCTTCTCCGGCACTACCGTCTTCGACCCTTACAAATTGAAGGAGATGGAAGAGGACTGCAAGGGCATCGAGCCTATCATGGTGGGCGACATCGAGGGCGATTCCTACGATGCAGCCGACCCTGCTTGCATGAACAACATCCGCTTTGTAGAACGTTCCGGTGGACCTCTCAAAGTTTGGGCTGGACCCGATAACTCCGAGATTGTCAAGCACCGTTACGTTGTAGCCTGCGATATTGGTGGTTCACATAAAACCTCCGACTTCTCCGACATCGTGGTGCTCGACCGCTACGATGAAATCTATGGTGGTGTTCCCGAGATTGTAGCCGAATGGCATGGTCACTGCGATGCCGACCAACTCGCCATGCGTTGCGCCCAGATTGCTCATTTCTTTAATGATGCCTTCCTGGTTATCGAGAACAATACCGCTTACTCTCGTATGAACAATACCGAGGGCAACCAGTCTGAGCTGTTCTTCCCTATCCTCATCCCTCTCTACAGTAATCTGTATAGTGCCTCTCAGTCCAAGTTGAAGAAGGTGAAGAACATAGAGATGAAATGGGGATTCAATACTAACAAGGCTACCAAGGTGGCAATCGTGAAGACTATGGCACGCATCATCCGTGACGGTGGCTATATGGAGCGTGAGCTTGCAGCCATCGATGAATGCACCTACTTTCTCTACTACAAGCAAAACGACTGCTACGGTGCCATTGCTGGCAAGAATGATGACCGTGTGATGGCTAGAGCTATCGCCCTCTATGTAGAGAAGGATATGCCAGCACCTGAAATCGTTCCATTCCGCTCAAAGGCAGAGATAGAGCGTGAACGCCTCCGCAACCGCCCACCTGTAGTAGCCGAGCTGTCGGGCATAGGTGGTGGCAGCTAGCCCTCTCCCTGAGCCACCGTTCCAGGCGATTCTATCGCCTGTCCATATAAGTTAACAATTAAAAGTAAAAAGAAAAATGAAACAAAGTTATTCAAACCTGCTGCGTAAGATGGTCATAACCATCTACCAGCCTATTGTTACTCGTATCGAACTCTTCCGCTCCACTCGTATGTGGCAGAAGGGAGTAAAAGCCACGCTCGCCAAGCACAAGGAAGGTGGTGCGCCTCGCTTCTACATGCTCTACGACCAGTCTCACAAGGATTGGGCGATTATGACCTACGACCCCAACCGCAAGGGTATGCTCGCCTACCGTCGCCTGGTGCAGCTTGGCAAGTGGAAGGCTACACGCTACTTCAAGAACGTTGAAGACATCAAGGCTGCATCCTTCTACTACACACCTTCCAAGTGGGGTGCCATCGGCTGCGATGCCGACAACAAGGTTAGAGCCAAGAAGTTGAAGCAGTGGCAAGACTATTACATGTATCGTGTTTCCGTTCCGATGGAAAAGCTACGTTCCTACAAGAAGAAATATGGTATAGCTTAAGCCCACACAAAACAAAAGGAAGAGAAAGCCATCACGGTCTCCTCTTCCTTATCTTTTTACCTTTAAACTAAAAACCTATAAACAATCTACTAACTAAAAACTTAAGAGTTTATTATGATTCTAAGAACTTTCCTTTTATGTGCCCGATGATGGCAAAGTTGCCAAGTCATTTACACCATCGCTTGCATCTTTCAGGTGTGTTGCTGGCGTACCTGTTTGCTGTTGTCCAGCTCCTGCTGTAGGCATTTCGCCATTCGCTTGCTGTTGCGCTTGCATTGCCCGTAGCTTCTCTAGTTGCTCCTTGAAGTACTTCTTCATTCTGCTAGTACCAGGGAATTGTCCTACGGTCAGCATCGTATATGGGTCCATCTTACCGCTAACCATCATCTGCCAAGCCATATCGTTATTAGCATTTCTGATAAGTGGACTATAAGCGTCCAAGTCAATGGAAACATCTAAATCCATATCCCTCATGGTCTCTGGATTGAAATGTGTCTCGAAATCGTCCCCTGTCAGTTTCACGCTATCCGCTGAGGTACAAAACTCTTGTATGAGATACAGCTTCTTCTTGGCGATTCTCACCTTGAAGTTATTGAAGCTCTCCACAAAATCTTGTATTGTGGTAGAAGAACTTTCCCTTTCCAGTTGGTATTGCTTACCGCTAGTGTTGCGATGAACGCCTTGCAGAGCACCCTGCACGCCTGTACCCTCACTTGCCATGGTCTTGGCGAAGTTAACCATGAAGTCAACTCCTGCTGGAATACTCTTGTTGACCAAAGTCTGCGGTGGCTTGCCTCCGTTTTTGGAGTTCCACAAGATGATGCTATCTGTTTTGGTATAATTCACTTGCATTTCATCGATGCTTTGCTTTTCGCTCAGAGCATTCTCATCCACAAGCATCGTACCCTTGGCACCATTCGCTACGATGAAGTTTATCATCATCATATAGTGGTTCAAGGTACGCTGGTTGTTCTCGGCACGCATCGAGAAACTTCTTACCTCGCCATTCAGGCAAGGATATGCCACGAAGGTATATGGTATGATGGAAGTTCTGAAACCGTCTCTCAATACATAATAAGGCGATTCCCTCGCATCCAGCAGATAGCCATTCGGAGTTAGGTATCTTCTGTACCAATAGGTCTCAACCTCATCCTTCATTTCGATGGTCTTAAGCTCTGATGGGTCCACATAATAGATAGGCTCACCGTTCTCATCGAGCACAGGCAGACCGTTCTCGTCCTTCATGATGTTGGCTTCCTCTAGCTTCCGCTTCTTCTCCTCGTAGAAAGCTCGTTGGTCAGGAGAGGCATATCCGCTAGTTCCTGCATCCCAGTCATGCACCCAGATGGCTGGTCTAGTCTCCTTCGTCCATATCTCCAATACCCTGTACTTGCCGATTACCGAAGAATGGGTAAAATCGTCTATCCCTGCATACTGCGCTTCACCATTCGGGTGATAAGTCTGTTCTGGAGCGAAATGATGCTGTGTCTGTAGATATATCTCGCTCAGTTTGTCCACCGCTGCCTTGCTTCCATCGGTGAAGGTGGCGATTATCTCTCGCCAAGTCAAATCGTGAGCCTCAGCGATAAATTCTATGTCGCTCAGGTCATACTTGAAGAAAGGTGGCAACGCTATCTTAAAGATGTCCACCATGTAGTCAAAGATGCCATTCTTTCCGTCCTTCCTGCCATAGTAGGTTTTCATGCCCACGAAGGCGAAGACACAGAAGGCATAAAACATTCTGGCATCTAGCTCCTGTCGGTCGTTCAAGTTGTCGTTCTGCCGAAGGTATTCATTGAAGAAATTGATATAGTCCTCCTCGTTGGGGTCTACGGCACTGCAAGAGGCTGTACTGCGCTGCTGGCGCACAAGTCCTACGAGAGAAAGCAGCTTGTCACCTATCACATCATATTCCAGTATAGGCATACCCTTCATTTCCATATACTGACGGATGCTTATCTTTCTGCCGTTCCACTCTATCAGTTCTTCCAGCTGTCTGCCCATCACGAAGTCCTGCGCTCGCTTCCACTTCTTTCTCAGCTCTGCGCCATCATAGAAGTATTGGCAAGCCCATTCTATCAGCCGAAGGTTGCTGTCCGTCTGGGCAAACCGCTCCCTGCTCACTCCCTCCAGGGAGTCAGGTCCAGGCTCGGCATAGTTCGAAATATCATTTATAACACGATTATCTGGCATAATTCTTAATTTTTCGCCAAAAATACCGCCTTTTTCTCACTTCTTAGTGATAAGTTGCGCAACTTAACATTACTTTCTCATATTTTCCCCTTATTTTTGTTCCGCAATTCTTTTAAATGTAGAATTTCTAATATATTAGATAGTATGAGTAAATCAATCAATGTTCACGAAGCCTGCGTCATCACCAAGGATGATAAAGGCAACCTCTCCCTGGTAGGCAAGGCGAAAGAAGCCCTCACCACCTTGAAGAAGAATAAGGTTTCCGTCAGCATTCTTCTCTGTGACAACAAGAAGGAGGACGTGGAAAAGTTCCTTAACGACAATAATGTACCATTCTCCTCTATCTACACCAAGGAAGAGACCGATAAGGATGGCAACACAAAGCATGTTGACCCACCAAAGGCAGATGTCACCATCATGCCAAGCTCCAAGGTTATCACCCTTCGAGACGATTGGCAGTGGTGCTTGGATGATATTGCTCACCGTCTTTGGGGAGAAAAAAAGAAAGAAGCTCCCAAGAGTGAACAGCAGAGCATGGACGAAGCTATGAAGCGTTACATCGATTGGGCGAAGCCAAAGAAGGCAGAAGCCAACGGACCCGCCCAGATAGGTTAGTCATCGCTCCAACATCTTCAAAATACGATTTTCATTTTTTTATAAAAATATAATTTATTTGGAATTTAGAATTTTACGACTATCAAAAATGGACTCGCTGTGAAGCAAGTCCATTTTCTTTTTCTGAGTATCGAGTAATCCCTCGATGCTTTCATCATACCGGGCTACTCCATTCCGTTTAATGTTTCAATCAGCTCCTTTCTGGTCTTGCGAATCTCCACCATTTTGGCGGCATCGTTCTGACCGTCCATTTGCTTCTTGGCTTTGTTCATCTTCTTCTTTGCAGCAGAGATAGCCTTTCTCGCTGCAAACAGCCGCTTGTTGGTCTTGCTGTTCTTGAAGGCGTTTGCCTTCGCCTTGTCAACATCCTTCAAGCGTAGATACTCATCGTAGGTCTCCATCGTTCCGTTCCATACAGCCTGTATTCTCCAGTCCTCTGTCACATCCTCCGATTTCGCCTTCATCAAGTACCTGTTTTCAGCCTTTTCCATCTCCTTCAAATCATCCTCCCCATTCAGGTAGCTCTGCACCATGTCCAGTGCCTCCTTCTGGGTGAATGCCTTGTAGGCACTCATAGAGAGGAATTTCTTCATCTTCTGGCGCATCTTCTTCTTTTCGGTGATACTCTTAGCCTCATCAAAGCGTTCGCTAGCCACCTGCAAGGAAGTAATGCCATCCTTCATTTCTGCACTCTCCAATGCCTTCACGCTACCGATGGCTGCTTTTATCTGCTCCTCTGGGTCAATGCCATTGCGCTCACAGCTCTGGTAGGTCATTACCACGCCTTCCATGTCACCGCTCAGGATGAAGTCCTTGAAGTAGCTCTGAGCCTTCCAAGGAGAGAATCCCTTTGAGGATGGGAAGAAGAAGTCCACCGCCTTAAACTCCTTGTTCTCTTGACTCGGTATCAAGAACGGTGCCCAGTAGAGCGCATCCTTGTAGAGCAGTCCGATGGTCTTGCCATACTTTCTCTGTATCTCTTGGTCGGCATGGCTGGCTTGGAAGTCGCTCAGATAGTTTATATCGTCCAAGGTCATTCTCACCATCGGGTTCGCCTTGCCTATCATTCGCTGCACCATAGGACCAGGGAACTCTAGTTCTCCCTTATGGTTGAAGAGATATTCCGGAACCTCACGGAACTGCTTACCATGTCGGATATACATTTCCGTTCCGTCCGCATATCTGCCCATAAAGATTTTGCTCTGCTGTCCTAGGCTGTTTCCCCTCATCAGATAGTCATACCACTTCATGCCATCTGGATAAGCCAGTTCGTAAGGGCTACGGTAGTTAGGGTTGGTCTTCCTCAACTCCTCAGCCTTCTTGCGCTCCTTCTCCTCGTCCAGGGCACGGAAGGCTGCATTGATGCCGTTGGCAATAGCCTCGTAGAACACCATGAAGCCCAAGCCATAGCAGAGAAGCGAAGAAATCTGTCTAGCCCTTCTGCCCTCGTCTTCCGGAGTAAGATTCTTATGATAAAGCCTCTTGTAATACTCCTTGAAGTTCTCCAAGGTAGCCTCGTTCCATACAGAGCCATATCCTGTTAGTGCCAAGAAGTGGCGAGTAGTAGAAGCGTTCCAGTCTGGTGAAAGAAGAACTCTTCCTGCATAGCGCAAGGTTCGATGGCTGGCACCAAGCACATCCCAGTGCTGACCTCCAAACATATCGTTTACAAACTGACCGTCCTCGTCCAAAGCCCGGCTCAGTTCCTCCTCTGTCCATCCCTTCTTCTTGGCTCGCTCCTTGGTCTTGTCTGCCCTCATCCGGTAGGTCGCAAGTTTCAGTCCGTCATGGAGGAAATCCCACAAGGCTCTATCCATGCCCTTGTTGATGAGCGAAAGCATCTGAGTCGCCACCTTCAAAGGCATAGTAGCCAAAGCCACCGTTCCGGAAATTCCATTTCCGTCCTTCAACTTCTCCTGCACCTTCATCATCGCATCGCGCATATTGTCAAACATGTTCTGCACATCCGCTGCTGCATAGTCGTTGGTCGCTCCAAACTTCACCAAGTGGGTAGCAGCCTCTTGGAAGTCCTGCGGATTGGCGAAGCATGGCAACTGATGATTCTTCATCGTATCAGCAAAAATGTACTTCATAAAGTTGGCGAATGCCTTCTTAGGTCCATACTCCACCATGTTCTGCACCATATACACCTCGGTCAGTGCTCCTGCATGGAATCCACTGAAGCCAAGCTCCAACTTCTTCATGCTCGATGCCAATGTGTCAAAAGCCTTCCAGAAAGGAGTTGACTGATAGGTATCGAATACGACTCCGAATCTATCTCCTGCGCTTGCCTCCGAATAGAGCACCTTTTCCTTGCCAGTGATAGGGTTCTTCACCTTAATCTGCTTAGGCGATACATTATATACCCATACAGGACCCACACCTGGAATCTCGAAGTATTTGTATTGCTCCAAGTTGAAAGGTGCAACCGAAGAAAGCAGTGGGTCAGAAGAAATAATCTCTCCATTCTCGTTGCGCTCGATTACGTTCAGTCCGCTCACCTCTTGGAGCATCGTCTTGTTAGCCCAAGCCTCGATATTGCTTCTGCTGTAGTAAGCCATCATCTTGGTTATGTCCGTGGTCTTAGGCACAAGCCCAACCTCCAAGCCTTCCATGATGGTGTTAATCTGGCGTGGCTTCTCGTTCGGACTCTTGGTGCGCTGTCTGTTCTCCACATACATGGCATAGGCATTCTTATCCGATTTTTCCTTATCCCAAAGGTGGTTTACGTAGTCCACGGTGAAACCGGTGTCTGCCTTCAAGGTATTGTTGTCCTTCAGCCAGTCGAAGGTATAGTTATACCAGTCTCTGATGGAATCAAGCACGCTCTTCATCGGCTCGCTCAGATTCTTGTAGTCCACACCGTAAGGAGTGATACGGTTCAATATGATAGGCAAAACATTCTTATTCAAGATGTCCGTACCATCGATAGGCACAAATCCAGGTTCTTTCTCATGGTTGCCATTGATGATGTCAGCCATCTTGCTAGCCACCTCGGATGCGCCCTTCATATCATCGAAGAGTTCTACCTCTTTTCCATCCTTCAGCTCCGTGTGCTTCTTGGCAGTCACCTCGGCAAGTTGTGGGCGAAGTTCCTGAATAGCCTCCACATCGTCAGGAGTGATATGGATATGTCCCTCACCAAACACACCTGTAGAGTTCAGCTTGTAGGCGATTTCTCTGATGCGTCTTGGTGCCTCTATTATATAAGGTATAGCCTCAGCTAGCTTTTCAGCCTTGTTTGGCTTGCCTTGGTAGTCGGAAAGCAACTTATCGAAAGCACCGCTCTCAGCCATCTTCTCGATGCTGTTCTTCACATCATTGATATAGATGGCATCGTCTGCGCTAGCCTCCTCCATATTCTTTCTACGATGGATAACCGCATGTTTCACGGTGGTTGCAGCTCCCTCCTTGCTCACATCGGTACTAGTCACCTCTGCCAAGTCCTGCATCACTTCCTGCTCCAAGGCATCAGCCTCTGGATTGGTCTCGGCTGGGTATATCTTGCCCTCGTACAAGTCTAGGTCGGCATCGTTCTGCTCGTTCAGTTCGTGTCTAGTCAGCCAGTCCTCATACTTCTGTCTAGCCTCGTCCTGCTTCTGCTTCTCGAAGGAGAACATATCAGGCATAGGGTTCTCCTTATCGCCCATGGCATCGTTCCATTTCTCCCACTCCTTATAGCGGTTCATAAAGGCATCATCGCTTTCGCCTTCCTTGCGCTCTGGGCGAAGTGGCATTTCCTCGCCTCTCAGTCCATGGCTATCACGCCACTCCTTGTTAAGGCGTTCCCATTCCTTCTTGCCCTCGGCATCCTTGTCGAAGTCGTAGAACATAGGTGGCTCTGGGTCGTTCTCGTCCTCTCTGGCTTCCTTCCATCGCTTCCATTCCATCACTCGCTTCATGTATTGGATGGCACTCTCGCCCTTCTTCTGTCTCGGCTTGCCCTTGCCAGCACCATCAGCTAGCGCATCCTTGATTTCGGCATTGCTAGCCTGTGCCATCATAGCCTCCTGCTTCTCCTTCGGCATATTGTCCCAAACGTGGAGAGCCTTACCAGCCTTCATTAGGTAATATCTCAAATCCTTGTCGTTCAGAAGTCCAGGCACACGGATGCCAAGTTTCTTAAGCACCTTGATGAGATAATGCTTTATCTTAGTCCACAGAGAAAAGTCCTCAGCTGTAGTTGGACCCTCCTCTGCAAGATGTGCGATATACTCCTGCGTGCCGATATTGATGCGGTCAGGATTGTTCCAACCTGGATCATACTGATAAGCGAAGTCGAGAATCTTGCCCCTCGTCTTCTTATCTACAGACTTATATACGAAGTCCGCAAACTTTCTCACGCCCTGCTCACCACCAAGCAGCACTTCCATACCCTCATGTCCTATCTTCTCATGGAAGACGGTTCTCTGAGCCTCATCGGCATCAGCACAGTTAGGCAGATAAACATGAACCGTATGCGTAGTTGGGTCATACCATCCGGTAGCACCATTCTTCACATCACTCAGATAAGCATCAGGAACCTCATCCACAGAAGTGTAAACCGTAGCCTCAGCACCACCCAGTTTGTTGGCAGTGTTCACCACCCGGTCACTCACCTGTTTCTGCTTGTCTGCATCCCAGTTATTCTTAAATATAGAGCTGCCAAGTCTAGTCAGCACATTTCTGCCGGATAAGTTATCCTTATTCAACAGAGGAGCAATCACGCCCTTGGTCAACTGCACTGGAATACCATTGCCAATGATGGTATGCGCCAAAGATTCCGTCTTAGGCAACAGATAGTCATCGCCCAGTCCGGTTATTCTAGCCAATACCCTGCCATCAGCACGCAACACCTTTCCACCCGGCATGATAATCACGTCTCCGCTCTTGGTTCTCAGCGTTGGCAGAATCTCATCCCCATAGGCATGAGGAATCTTGCCATCGGCATAGGCACTGCCCATTACGTAAAGAGGCTTCTCCACCTTCTGCCAGTCTATACCGTCAGCCTTCAATCTGATGTCCATCCATGGTGCCACACCGTTTTTCTTCTCCGTCAGGGTAGGAAGAATATCCTCCACAGCCTCTAGCCATCCACCCTTGCGTGGTTGCTTCTTAGGCTTTTCAGGCAGTTCTCCGTCCTTCACGGCTCTCACAATCAGTCGCTCCCTGTTGGTATAGCCACCATAATCTGCTGCATTATACACATCAGCATCCCATGTGTAGCCGTTTTTATCCAGTGCCTGGGTGATAATCTTCATCGCCTCAGAGTCCTTGTAGCCCTTTACGTTCTCGATGGTCACCACTCGCGGCTTTACGGCATTGATAAAGTCGGCAGTACTCTTGGCAGTCTCCTTGTCAAGCTCCACCTCTCCCCCATTGCTCTTAGCCTGAGAGTAGTTCTTGCATACAGGCGAAGCATGGAAATACTCCACCTCGCCATCAATATGCTTCACCAGTTCCTTCGGGTCCACGTCTCTCACGTCAGCCGTAACAATATGCTGTCCGAAGTTGTTGCGATACACACCGCTTATCTTCTGGTCATACTCCACAGCCACTACAGGGTCGATGATACCCTTCAAGCCTTCTTCAACCAGACCTCCACCGCTAAAGTAGGTACCAGCCTTCATCAGCGAATTAGGATGCTTCTTCAACTTCTGCTCCAAGATAGGAGATTGCGCATTTTTACCGTACACCTTGGAATAATGCACACCATCATTCTCACCTCCTACGATTCTGCCTCTGTTATCGGTCTCCACAAACGGCACACCTCGCTTCTCCAACTCTTTTCTCAGACTTGGAGTAACCACATTCGAAGGCATAGTAATATTCTTGCCCTTGAACATATCATTGACGATAACATCAGCCACCTCGCTGTCAGGCACAATACGCACAGGCTTATCCCAACGAGAAAGCACCACTTTGCGCTTGCCAGTCAACTGTCCTTGGATGATACCTGCCTTCCACTCAACTTCACCCACGGCATCCTTGGCTTTATCAGCCTTGTAGCCACTGGTCAGCTCGCTCTTTGGCACCTCAACCTCTACGGTTACGATGTTAGGGCGATTCTGAGCCTCGCTAAACTGGTCATTCAGTGGAGTGCGAGAAGTATGAAGGTAAGGATTGTAAGCAGCCTTAAGCGACTTACCATTACCCTTGTTGAGGGTAAACATGCCCTTATCATCAGCAAGCTCTGGTCGCTCGTCTGCCTGTTCCCATTTACCGAGTTCGATAGGTTCCACAAACTTGCCCTTCACCTTTGCAGCCATCGGTGGATAGAGTTTTCCATCCTCGCCTACCTGCATGGCACGGTAAACCTTCACCGTGTCTTCCTTATCCAGCTTCTTGATGGTATCAGGGTCTTTCACGATGCTATAGCTAGCATCATTCCCATTCATCACGATTTGCTCATCACGGTTCACATCCTCCGTCTCCTCAGCCAGCGAGTTTCTGCGCTCCTCATCGGTCATACCCAAACGCTTCTGTACGTTACGAGCCTCAACCTCACCAGCCAACTTTCTATATTCCTGGTAAGAATCAAAGTCTGTACGTTGGAACCTATCCAAACGGAAACGCTTAATGGCATCATTCATACTTCTGTCTGCATAGCCACGTGCGAAGTAGTTGAATCCCTTAATTCGGGTTTCCTTGTCAGGAATGAACTCAGGCATATCCATGTCCTTATATTCTTGGATAAGAGCTTTCTCTACCTCAGATTGGTTGTACTCACCACCCATTTCCTTGGCTTTCTCTTCCAATTCAAAGGCATAGGAACGTGCCTTCCATTCAGCCTTAGCAGCATTGAAATCTCTCTCCACCTGCTCGGGAGTGCCACCATGCGCAAACCCCTCTTCACGCTGAATTACGTGCTGAATTTCATGATTCAGAATGCTATTCAGATACTTTAATTCATCCGCATGAATGGTAATAGTCTTTGTTTGTGGATTGTATTCCCCATTTGAAGGCATGTCATTCATTACTGCATCAGTATGGATTTTAATATTTTTCAACTGAGGATAAGCCTCAAAAAGCTTTGGCGCATCCACAGCATCTTCCAACTTACCATCAGTCCAAAGCATATCCTCTTCAAAACGCTTAACGATATTTCCACCACCTACATCGATGGTGTCCTTTATCTTGGCATCAGGCATTTCGTATCTCCACTTGCCATCTACACCTTTCTCCCAACCTGTAGCCATCTTGATAATCTTGGCATCCTTCTTTGCCTTTTCCATCTGCTTGGCTACATCAAGATTATCCATGCGGATAGTTTGCTCATCAGCCTTATCAGCCTCAGCAGCTCCCTTCTCTCCAGCAAACATGAAGCGAATATCCTTCTTGCGTGAGTTGAAACGCTTAGAAGGAGGAATAACGTCACCCTCATCATCATAGGTAACAAGGTCGTTCAACTTTCTATTATTCTTGGCATTCTTGTATTTATACGCCTTGCCATCATCAAAGCCAAACTCGTTTGCGTCATTACCATCCCACCACAGTTGATTTGCAGGCACTTCATCTTCAATGATACGATATTTGCCCTCCAGTCGATTATTTCCATGAATATCGGCATATTTCTTAGAAGGAGTAACCCAGTCACCATTACGCAACTTGCCTTCCTTCACCGAAGTAGGAACGGCACGATAAACCTTTACCTTAACATCCTTCTCGCCATTCTTAATAGCATCAATAGCCGTATTGATAGCTTTCACAGATTCCAATCCATGAGGAGTGTTCTGAGAATAACGCTCAGGATGAGAGAAGTAATCATCCGGCTGAGGAGTATAACCCATAGCCATATCCTCCAGGTTCACATCCGAGCCACTGGATTCCCAATCGTCACGTCTTGCCTTGTCACTTTCATATCCAGGGTTTCCCGGTGCAGCCCACGCACCTACACCTTGATATGCGCTTTCGGTATCATCATAGCCCTTGCGTCTGGCAGCTTCATCAAGCATTTCCCTGGCTGTAGCATCATCACCCTTAGCAAGAGCATCCATATATTGCTTGTCAAGTTTATCATCAGGAATCAAAGAAAGTTCCTCCAAGTGCTTTTTGCGCTTGGCTTCCTCTTCCTCAGCTCTCTTTCTTGCAGCTTCCATGGCGTTACGCTGCGCCTCCATCTGCTGCTTGCGCTCCTCTATCATGGCATCAACGTCACCAAAGTTCTCCTTCAAGGCTTCATTTACAGACTTGGTGTACTTAAGAAGTTCCTTGAAAGAGGAAATCTTATCTTCATTTGCCTGCAACAGATGGCGTTTGATATTGGCTCTGGCACGTGCAGCCTCTGCGGTAGAACCCTTCTTAATAGCATTGGCATACATTGCCACATCAGCCTCATCAACCCCAAATTGCTGAGATACAGCTTTTATTTTATCCTCCACAGATAAATTTCCACCATTTTCCTTGGTGATTTCAAAGGAATTGCGTATCTTTGCATCGCTATGAGGATTCAGGACGCTATCCTTTCCGCTTGGGTTATTTGCGGATGGAGTTAATGCCGAACCTTGATTCTCGCCCAAGGAATTAGAATCGCCTCTGAAACGATTCCATAGCATTTTTGATTCCGTTAATTCTTTCACAACTTTCGAAGGCTCTATTTGATGTGCGCTAATCGCCACTTCCTCTTCACCCTGCTTTACTGTTATGGATTCATAGTTCAGAATCTTGTTTCCATCAGCCTTTTTAAAGGATTTGATAAACAGATATTTAGTCTGTCGTTCCGCACCCTCTTTTGGTGCAGACTTCTCCAAGATAACGTCAGGACGCTCCAGGGTAGGCTTCAACAGACCAAATCTTTTGATTCGGTCGTTTCTTCCTGCCTTCTTATATTGGTTTTCACCAAGTTTGATACTTCCAATAGGAGTCGTAACACGGCTATCCTTGCCAAATTCTTTCTGCCAGTTCTCTTCCGTATGTTCTAAAATTCGCTCTTGTTCAGCATTATCTTCCATCTGTTTACGAAGCGAAACTGCATCTTCCTTAGTCATACGAGACTTCACGTTACGTGGGTCCACCCCCTGCGCCAAGTCTCTCAACACAAGGTTACGAATATCCTCCAAGGTCATTTTCTTAATGTCCTCAGGCTTCCACTTCGTAAATGTATTAAGAGTCCAATACCAGAACTTCTTCAACCAATTCTTCAATCGGTTGATGATAGTAAGCTCTTTAGCTGTGTCTAACGGATTTTCCTTAATGGCATCCTTCGCCATCTGCTCCAAGATGGCAGCACCGTCCTCGCCAGTCAAACGAGCAAAAGCCTCATCGCAAATCTCGTCATCGCTCAGATGCTTATAGTTAGGGGCTTCCTTCAAATCAGCAAACAGTTGTGTCTGCATGATGAGTTTATCACCATGCTCTATAAGCTCCGGATTCATTTCCTTGGCAGCAGTGCGCCAAAGATGCTGATACTCATGTATAGGAGTATTAGGATTCAGATGCTCCTGGTTCAGCACAATCTCCTTGCCATCAGTGTAGCCATAAACCACACCCTTTCCCTGCGCAAACTTAGTATTACCCACGATATTGGCATTGTTCTCGTCAAAGATTACATAGTTGTAATCACCTTCCTTTGCACCGCCAAAGATAGTACCAGCCTTATACTTGATACCAGTGAAGCCAATAGAAGACAGGAACTTACTAACTGCACGACTAGCATTTACATCTTTCCACTTCTTTGTTTTTCTTAAAGCATACATTAGAAAATCATAGGCATTACCGCCAAATGAACCATCAAAAGAAAAACCACGCTTTTTAAAGTCGGCAAAATCTATTTTTAATCGCCTTAATTCTTTAATGATTGTATTCTTCTGTTTATCTGTCAAAGGAGCATCCCAATCAAGATAATCTCCATTATCATCAGGAATATCAACATCATAAAGATAAGCAATATTATCAGGAACAGCTATTTCCTCATTCTTCTTTGCAAGAATATTGCTAAGTTCCTTTAAATCATCATCATCAGGGAACATTTCTAGAGCAGAAGAAAGGTCTTTTCTCATAGCATCCAATCCCTTGTTTACATCTTTATGTTTATAGATATATTGTCTTACCATATCTTTGTTATTGGCAGACATATCTGTCACAAATTCAAAACCGCCATTATCTTTCCTTATCTTGGCACGTCTTGTGTAGTCCTCAGCAATATCCTTAGAGTTGGTAACATAACCACCCCAGCCAAATGCTTGTGAACCTTCGCCTTCACCCATGTGGCTAAAATCGAACTTGTCGAAGCTAGCACCAGTACCATGATAAGTGCGTAAGAATCTCACTCCCGGCTCAGCAACAGCCTTCAACTGTCTATCCAAATCCTTGTATTTCGCAAACAAGGAATCAAGCTTATCTTGATATTTCTCATGAGCCTTATTATCCAAGTCGCTCCAAACATCATCAGGAATATCATTTTCAGAAGCCAGTCCGTGCTCATCCATGTACTCCTTCATCAGCTGATTTTGATACTCCTTACGTTCTTGCCCGGTTAATTTATAAGCCTCCTCAGTCTCCTTAATCTGCTTTTTCAACTCATTCTTCTTACTGGTCTGTTCATCAATCTTATATGGGTCAAACTCCGAAGGAAAAGAGCCAGTAAGCCCTGCCACATTGTCCTCAAAACTCTTATCAAGATTGAAAACCTTGTAGTTTCCCCACATCAACCTATTCAGATAGGTACGTTCCTTTCTTGCCAGTTCCTGCTTCTGATAGTACTCCGGCATCTTATTCGGATTGCTCATATCCACCACGGCATACTGCGCCCATTTGTTTGGTCGCAAATCCTTGGCAAAGTTATAAGCATTCTCGGCAGCCTTCTTCTCCTCAGGAGTCTTAATCTTAAATCTCATTTCAGGCTGATTCAGCAGCATGGCAAGATTCAGATTGTCCTGCGCCTCAGCTACCTTCTCCATATCCTCATTGCTAACCACCTTCACCGGAATGCCAGCCTTCTTTAGCATGGTAGAAACGGCATCATAAGCCACCTTCTGTGCCTCCGTCATTTCCGATGGCTTCACCTCCTTTATATCGCGATTAAAAGAGGCAAGTGGCACAAGTTTATGAACCCCGACAGCAGTTAAATAGCCTTGTGCGTTAAAGCGAGGGTTCAACTCGTATGCACAAGCATTTTCTTTGTCTACCCAAGAAACACCCTGGCGATACTTCTTTGTACCAAACCATTTCTTTTCGATTGGATAGAGTTTATCCCCATTGATGTTAGAAGAAAGCATAGTATATCCATACTCAGGCTTATCTTCTCTATCTTGGTGGAAATCAAGCAAACGCTCTGCAAACTTCTGCATCTTAGGTTTATCTTCCTCAGAAGGATGCACATCGTTCTCGTATGTATATTCCATATCAGAAATAAAGTCCTGATGAGCACCTTTCTTAATCATTGCATAGTCCGCAAATGGCTTAGTCTTGCGGTCAGAAGACTCCAGCCACTTATCGAAGGTTGTCTTAGGTACAGAAGTAACCTTACCAAGTCCCTTCCAGCCCTTGGAGTAGTTGGCAAGATAAGCCTCTGTAGCAGCCTCCTCAGAAGGATAGCCATACATCACCTTATGCTCGTCAAACTCACCAGTCTCTGGGTTCACCTGGTCAACAACATAAACGTTACCATCAAAAGAATCAAGGTCAGCAGCATCATTGATGAACATATCAATATGGTCACCATCCACGCCAATCTTGCCCAAGATGTAGCCATAGGTGTCGTGCATGGTCACGCTCCAAGGCTTGCCCTGCTCGTCCTTACCGCTACGTGTCGTGCCCTTCGGTGTCTCTACAGTAAAGTCATAGCCACCAAATGACAAATGTCCCTTCTTATAGTTACCTGCCTTCTTCTGAGCCTCAGAAGGGTTAGGCTCAGTCTCGGCAATGGCATTCTTTAAACGTTCTCCGAAGGATGCTTCTTGCGGTAGATGTGGAGTTCTATCAGCTGAGCCTTCGCCAGATGCCAAGCTGCTAATCTCTTGTCTCCCTTCGCCTGTGCTATTATGTAACGCTCCAGTCTCGGTCTCAGCAGATGCTTCTCTGCTACCACCTTCTTGGCGATTGCGATTTCCTTCATCAACTCCTCTCCGTGAAGAGTCGCTACCCAGGCTACTGCCTCCTCCATATCCTTCTTCATTGCTTCTGTCATCATAATCTGCTAATTCTGGTAAAATTGATTTGACATATTGTTTGTACTCTCGTTCACGATTCTCAATCTCCATCATGCGGTCATATTCCATACCAGCAATATGATTAAGTTCGTTTTCTGACGGCAAAGGTACAGAATTATCTTCAAGATAAGCATAATAATCTGGATTTTCTGCCTGTCTTTCGATAATTTCACGCACTTTCTGTGCCTCATAATACTCTTCCTCGCTTGAAAGTTCCTCCTCAGCAGCAGCGATACGGTTCATAAGTGCCACATTACGCTTTTCCTTCACATTGTCGTAGGCCTTGAACATATCGAGCAAGGTGTTTCTCACATCTTGGTCAGAATATCCCATATCCTGCAAGTTTACAGGAAGGTCATTGTACACTCTCACGGCAAACTCGTTAACCGACAAACCTGTGCCTTTCTTGGCAAGGAGATAATTGAATTTATTAGAATCATATCCCTTACCAATACCATATTTGAAGTTATCCTTGCCCAATTCCGCTTGAAGCGATTCGGCATTCAAGCTATGAGGGCTTAATGCTTCCGACACAGCCTCCTCCAATGTCTGAGGCGTTAAGTCCATAACATCTATAGAGGCATCCTTGTAAATCTCTTTGATTGCTCCAAGGTCATTCTTCTTGAAGGCATCGGCCACAAGAACCTTGCGCTGCTCAGAAGGAGTCAATTCTTCCATCGCCTTGGCTCTCTCCTCCTTATTCTCTGCACTATATAGAGTATTGAGCAACTTATCCTGTGCCTTCAAATCCTTAGCCGATGCAGATAGATTAGCCTGTCTAGCCTCTAACTGTGCCTTGGTAGTGTTCAACTCCTTCAACTGGTCAGCCGAATAATCAATGTCATCATTCATATATTGCTCCAGGGCTTCATTGATACCATCTATCTGTGGCTGCACCTCGTCATTCTGAATATGATAGATGCGCTTGCGCTCAGAGGCAATATAATTGCTAGCCTCATCCATGGTTGGATATTGCTTCTTCAATTCTTTATTGTCTAGCACAGCCACCTCACGCTCATCAGCAGATGTAATTGCGTTCTCGTCCACACCTGCCTTCTCGATTTCAGCCTTGCGCTCATTCTTCAAGGTTCTAGCCTCCTCTGGAGTCATAACCTCCTTGCGGATAGCATTCCAGTTCTTATAACGAGTTTCAAGGTCGGCAATCTGCTCATTAACAAGTGCCAAGTCGTTCTCCACCTTCTGAGCCTTCTCTGGGTCCAAGTCGGCATTGAGAGATAGCCAGTCCTCATATTCAGATGCAGCCTTTCTCTTGTTATCCAACTGTTCCTTGATGTCAGAACGGCTACCACTGATAAGGTTCATCAGTTTACCATGGTCATTGCCAAATTGCTCCTGTAGATACTCAGCTGCCACCTTTGGCTCTGTGTCCTTAGAGGAATAATCAGGCTGTCCCATGCCCAAGCCTACGATACCTTCATTATATCGTTGTTTCTTATCTGCCTCAGCCTTGGCTGCATCATCGTTGGCCCGCTGTGCGTCCTCGGCATCCAGCTCTGCACCAACAGAGGTATCGATGGCATTCTGTCGCCAAGCATTGAACTCGTCCTTGGTTACAAATTCCAACTTATTGGGGTCTATTTGCGAATTAACATTAACATCTGTATCTGTCAATATCACACGACCATCTTCTGTATAACCCACAATTTTAACATCAGAAGGCTCATCACCTGCTTCCATAGAAACAGATACAATATCTCCTCGTTTAAACCCACTGCCATCAAACTGAGAACGGAACTGCTTATATCTAGCATCCACCTGCTCAGCTAACTGCTGATTGATGTAATCATCCATAGGAATAGGCGTGCCCACTTCCTTGATTTCGGCACTAGAAACCTGCTTGATGGCAGGATTTCCATCCTCATCAGGCACAACCACGAATCCACCACCATACTCATTGGCTTTCTTCAAGAATACCTGTTGACCTGTAGTAAGAGTAGCTGGAACGATATTTCCGTCTTCCGTCTGATAAGTCCAAAGAAGCTCCTTCAAGGCATCACCATAGCCATCATCAGCATGTTGCAGAGCATCATAAACGCCTTTCTTGGCATCCTGTGCCTCCACATACTTACGCACGGCATCCTGTTGTGCTGGAGTCATTGAGTTGGCACTCTGAGCCACAAACTGCTCCATGTCCTTGCCATCCTCATACGCCTTCACCACAACATTCATCTGTGCCTCATCATCACCAAAGGCACGCTTCAATCTAGCCTTCGACACATCATCGTTATGGTCAATCGCTTTCAAACCCTCAACATCCCCATTCTGGTAGGCATTCTGTCCCATCACATAGGCATTAGACTTACTTTCATTGGAAGCGGTATTAGCATCAGAAGGACTTGAACCGTTCTCCACCGAAGGTGTACCCTCCACATTTGAAGGCGTTTCACCCCCAACTGGAGGCGTTGGCGGTTCTGTTGGTGGAACATCAGAAGAAACAGAAGCATCTACAGGCTTTTCCGCTGTAGCCTCAGCATTCTCAGCCGAAGCACCACCTTCTTGTGTGGCACCAGGCAGTTCACGCTGTCCCTCAATCAAGTTTTGATTCATCTGTTCCTTTGCATCGTTCATTTCTCGTTTCAGCACGATGTCGTTATAGAGCTGCTTCTGGTATTCCTCCACAAGTTTCTGTTGTTCGGCTGTGCGAGACTTTCCATCACCTTCTAGAGCCTTGCGAAGCGTACCATGCTCCACACCTTGCGAATCCTCGAAGGTGCGCACATACTCCTTCATGATAGGGCTATTCTCGAAAGCACTATCATAGAAGTGGCGATAACTGTTCACCATCTGCTGCTCCTGCTCGGTCAGTTCCATGCCTTTCTGCTGTTTCTGCATGATGTCACCGATGGCACTGGCATTCTGATGAAGATAGATTGCAGCCTTATCCTCGTCATTCAGTTGCTCACCTGCGGCATACCTATCCCTAGCTTGCTCATATACAGTGTTCAGTCTGTCCTGCAAGGCATCGGTATGGTAAGCCTTTTCATACTCAGAAGTGATATTCAGCGACTTCTCCAAGTCTAGTTTCTTCTCGTCCTTACGAGCAGCTTCATGCGAAGAGTATTCCTTACGTTCCACCACTCCACCATCCTTGTTATAGGTATCGAGATAGTATTTGCCATCATCACCAAGATAAACTTCTGAGTCGATAACTGGCGAGAAGGAAGAAGGGCGTTTTCCTTCCACCACAGCCATCATCTTTGCCTTCAATACCTCCGGCACGCTCTTATCGTTCATCAGGTTCATGTACTTATCGGTGAGTTGCCCCATCATCTGCACACCTTCACCATCTGCACGATAACCATTGATGCCCAACTTCTCGAAGGCATCACGCAAATCATCATAGCCGAATCTCTTCAACTCGGCAATATCTTGGTCGTTGAAGTCAAACTTGCGGTTAAACTCCTTGGCATCCTTGAATCGGGCATACTTGCCCACCATACCAGGAAACCCGATGGAAACAAGATTAGCCATACTCTCCAAAGCACTCTCGGCAAAGTCCTTACCTGTAGGTTTGAAATTAGGGTCGTGTGCCATACGCTCCAACATCTGCTGACCTGTCATAATGCTAGAGTCCACCAACTTGCCACCTACATCTGCAAGAACATTGGTAGCCAAGCCTCTGCCCTTGCCTACCATATTGGCGATTGTACCACCTTGCATAATGGCACCTACGGCACTCTGCTTAGCCACCTCTCCCAAAGTATTGGCAAGAATCTTGCCCACTGAAGGATTGTAAACCTTGCCATTCTCATCTAACTGGCCAGTACGATAAATTTCATCAATAGGCTTGGAGATAGCCGACTGTCCACCGAAGGTTACTGCACCATGAGCAGCACCTGTCTTCAACGCCATTCCCTTACTCTTACCAATAAGAACCTTGGCTGCACGCTCTGCCATCTTGGCTTCCATGCCCTTAGCCATCAAGTCACTAGCCAGTCTGCCCTCAGCCTTGGCAAGCATACTCTTGGTTACCTTGCCACCTGCGGCACCAGGAAGCCAATAACTCCAAGCATCCCCTGCAAAGGTCAACGCCCCACTGCCTACACGCTCCCAGAAGCCAGGCTGATATTGTTGATTGGCAATATCCTCCAACCAGTTCTGATAGTCGGTCTGTACCAACTTTCGTGTTATCTTGCCCACTATGGTATTGCCCAAGCCAGTATTCATTATATACTCTGCACTACCCTTTGGTATCATATTCTTCACCTCCAACTGATTGAGCTGAGCCTTCAACACTTCATCAATCATCGGCTTGAATTGCTTAGGGCTTCCGCTCAGAGTGCCATTCATGCCATATCGCTGCATCACCTTGAAGGCTGCATTGCTCATATCGTTCAGAAACTGAGGATTCTTGTAAAGACCATTAAACTTCTTCTGCAATGCACTGAGAGTTTTCTGAGGGTCTTTGGCTTGATTAGCCTCATACTGAGAAGCGATGGCAGTACCAAGGCGAAGACTGGCTGGAATATTCTGACTTCCTTCCATACCTTCATTAAAAGCCTTACTTCCTGCCTCCTGCGCCTTGTTATACTCATCCACCACAGAAGGGTTCACATACTTGCTAATAACATCTGAAAGCGCATCATTGATGTCTTGGTTCATCAGTCTGTCCTGTACATGCTCATCGTGAGAATAGAGGCGAGTAGCGATGCCTTCAGCGATGTTTCGATAGTTCTGACCATACTTCTGAACAAGGCTCTCAACCATGGCTGGCTTCAAGTAGTGAGCCACATAATCATCATAGCTTACACCCATAGCCGATGCCTCCTGCTTCAACTTATCTTGCACATCATGGCTATACCATTGAGCCTCGATATTCTTCTCGGCATCCTGTACTGTACCATCTGCCAAAGCAGAAACAACCTTATTGGTTACTTCAATGGCCGAACGATTAGCATATCTGTTCTGCGCATTACGAGTAGCTTCAAGAGCCTCATCTGGATTCATACCGTCGGCTTCAAGGTCAGCCACGAAGTTCTCAAAATAGTTGCCTTCCTTATCTGGTCGCTTCTTCCAATCTTCAAGATAGTTAGCAAACTTGGCATCCATCAAAGTATTGTCGTTCACTACGCTAGGGATAGAAGGAGCTGGCTCCTGCTGTTGGGTAGCATTCACCTGTGAAGTCTGCTGTACCTGCTGATTATTGTCTTGTGGTTGCTGCAATGGATGCGCTTGCTGCTCATTACCACCAAGAAGCATATTGGTAATCATGCCACCCATTTTCTGCTCCCTACCGATATTACCTGCATCCACCTTCGGCATCATGCCGAGTGCTTGCGAAATCAAGCTAGGCTTCTTTAGCTCGCCTCGCTGATACTCATCATTCAGCTGTGCCAAGTCCTTGAAGTTGCCCGGCTTATTGTCTGGAGAATTGTAAGCATCTATCACTTCTTGCGGATATTGAGTCTGTTCTGTTCCCTGAGAAGGTGAAGAAGGAGAAGGCTTCTTGCCTACCTCATTGATAGGGGTAGCGTTTCCACTGGTATCATACCAAATGTAACCTTGTTTACGATATTCTCCCACATCCTCAATAGGCACATCCACCTTCTGCTTCTTATCGTCAAACATGGTGATATAGCCACCCTCGAAGTCCTTGGCGAAGTTATCCATGCCTCGCTGCTGAATAACCTCGTCTGGGATGTCATACTCGTTGTTGTCCTTATCCCATACGTGATAAGTCAACTTAGATTTGTTGTCTTTGTCTGCCATATATTATGTTATTTTCTTTGATACTTAGAATAATCTACCTTTGTGCTCGATTTACCCTTGGCTGGTTTTCCACCATAAGGGCGAACGGTTCGCTTCTTGCCTTCCTTAGCCATCTTAGCCCTAGCATAAGCGGATGCCTGTTGGCGATTGTACTTGTTAGCCCAAGTTCCACCTCTGCCATCAGTATTGCCACCGATGTTCATGCCATTGTGGGTAGCCCATTCATTCACATGCTTCTTGAAAACAGGGTCGTTCACATAGTTGGTATTGAAATCGTCCGCTTCCTTATCGGCTTGGTTGCCTCGGTTTGCCTTCTCGGCCTCAGCGTTAATCTTCCTTACTTGTGCTTTCTTCACAGTCACACCTGCGTTATGGTCGGCTGCTCCTGCATTGGCGTTGTTTGCTTGGGCGGTAAGCAAGTTACTCTTCTTTCCTCTCAGTTCGTCTTCCGTCTTGGTCTTGGCGGTAGAAAGACCAGCTGCTGCATTAGAAGCTGCTTGCCTAGCCTGTTCGGTCTTCACCTTTTCAGGTGTCAAAGCATCCTCCTGTGCCTTCTGCGAACCACGATAAGCAGCAAGGGCATCATTAGCCTTGGCTGCTGCCTCTGCTTGCATCTGAGCTTGCTTATTGGCTCTATCCTTCCAGATGTTCGCAATCATCTGGTCATATCCCTTTTGTCGAAGGGCATCAGTGCCTTCTCTCAGCTTGCGTTGGCGTTCCGTCAAAGCCTGGGCTGATTCCACTTTCTGCTCAGGTGCACCGATAGCTGTGCCGAAGAAGTTGCCGATATGTTGGAAGAGGTTGCCTAACTGTTCCCATTTGGCTTGCCTCTCAGCTTTCTTCTGCAAAGCAGCATTGGCTGCTATAGTCTTATCCACATCACCAAGAGATTGAAGCCATGGCATAAAAGAAGCCCAATCGCCATTGCCATTCTTCTCGAAGTCCCTCATGATGTCATAAGGCTTCATCTGCTGCAAGAGAGGATTCTGCTCTATATCGGCATAAGGTTTGCTCCAATCAATCGAAATACCTTGGTTTGGAGTTACCTCGGTTACTTCTTCGGTTGGTTGCTGAGTGAAGGATGGCTGATTACCAACCACCAATCCATTTGTATCTATTGGAGCTGTTGCAGTTGTAGAAGTAACTTGTGCTGCTGCACTATCCCCACTTGGCTGTGTCAGTGTCTGCACAGAAGAAGAAGTTGCTGGCTCAGATGGTGCTGACTGCCCATCATCATTGGATGGAAAATCGGTTATAGGTGTCACAGCCGTAGCTGGACGCTTTGGAGTTAAATCGTCACTCATAAATCCCATATCTACCTCCTTTCCTTACCACGGCAAACTACTTGCAGCACTAGCCAAACCACTAGCTGCACCTTGAATGGCTTGCGCCTGAGCCAAACCCTTTTCTTTCTTGGCGGTAGCAATGTAGTTGGTCATTTGGTCTATCTGAGAATCTGCGGTGTTCCATACATTCTCTTTCTGTTGGGCACCTTGCACAGCAGCTTGTTGCATCATGTTGCCCACTTGCTCATTGGCTGCTTGTTTGCTCAGTGCCACAGATTCATCACTACCACCACTCACGATGTTGGTATTCTTGGCTTTCTGCGTGGCATTATCCAGCACCTTCTGGGCGTTGGTCACTGCCACCTGGTTCTCGGCTGTCTGTGTCGGGTCCTGATAATAAAGATTATCACGGTGGTCCTTCACCTGCTGCATACGATTCTCAAAGGTCTTGATGTATTCGTTGTATGCAGCATTTTGTTTTTTGGCTGCTAGAGCACCACCTACAGCTGAGGTAACGCCACCAGCAATACTTCCTATAAGTCCCATAAAATTCGAATTTAATGTTTAAACAGTGCTAAAGTAATGCGTTTTTCTCGCCTATCTGTGATAAGTTGCGCAACTTGAACAACAAGTTTCGTTATTTTTCACTATATTTGCACACGAAAAGTATCAGTAAACAATAAAATTCTATAGAATATGGCAACAAAAAAAGACAATAGCAATGAGCCGAAACCAAAGCGGAAGAAGACTGGTGGACGCAAGGCTGGCACGACAAACAAGATAACAAAAACGGTACGTGAAAGCCTTAGCGATGCCATCACTGGCTATTTTAACGGCATCAATGAAAAAGGCTACTCTCTCGCCAGTGACCTCATGCAGATAGAAGAACCTGCCGGACGTTTGGCAATAGTAGCCAAGTTCCTCCCATACGTTGCTCCAAAGCTTCAATCCATATCATTCAACAATGATGAGCGTAGAAGCCTGTCAGTGGAAGAGTCCTTCATGGAGCTGGAGGAGAAATTTGAGAAACAAGAGACCACCATCAACATCAAGAATCTTAAGATTGTTAACAATGGCTAAATACGAAAAGGGGTAGCCCTCTCTAAAATTTTGTCTACTTTAGAGAAGACTACCCTATGGTATGAAATTGACTGAATCCGTCAAATATTAAGTTTTATTGGCACAGTTTTACGATATACTAGCTACTTTTTATCCCTCATGCGCTCAAAATACTTTGTCTGGTCTTTGGTGATATTCTTCACCTTTATCTGTATGGTGCAAGTGCTAGGCACGTTGTCGTTTATGTTAACCATCAGTTGGTCAATAATCTCATCTGTGTTCTTGTAGCCCTTTCCATCCACATGAGCCACCACCTCGCCCATGAAGAAGGCATCGGCACTGAGTTCAAAGGTTTCCTCCACCTTTTCAAAAACAGGCGCATGATACTCCTGTATTCGTCTGCTTGTGTCATTTGTAAAGAAAATCTTCTCAACCACCTTCTCATTCAGTTCCCAGGCTCTAGAGAAATCTGGCTTCACATATCCCATGGTAATCTTATGAGTACTGATGTGATTCATCGCAAAACCTATCTCTTCATAATTGGCACCAATATCATTTTGAGCTATGGTAGCCCAAGTATGGCGAAAAGTATAAGGTGTTATCTTCAATTCACTATCCTTCAATGTATTCACACAGAATTTCTTTAGAAACAGGCACAAATTACCATCCATCGACCTGCTACACCCATAGCTTTTGTGAAAATTAAACAGATAAGGGTCTTCTTTATCTGAGAAATACTTCATCATGGTAGGTATGAGCATATCTGGTACTTTCATTTCTATATAAGCTTCATCAGCTCTAACCGTTCGTGTCTTCTGTCGCTTGTAATGCAAAATACCATCGTAATAGTCAACCTTCTTCATTTCATACAGGTCAGCTACATTGATTCCTGCAAGACACAATACCATCTTGCACACATCCACAGCCAAACATTCTGTCTTAGAAGAAGGAATTACTGAAAAAATCCTTCTGCAATCTTCCATCAAGATAGCACGCTTTTTGGGAATAGCATGCTTATGATACTCTACTTTAGTCCAAGGATTCACCTTTATCCTTACGATGTCGTTGTCATAATCATTATATTTAGCCACACCTGCCTTGAACATCTTTTTTAGGAACTGAGGATAGTAAGATTTCTTTGCCTTGGAATCCTTCATACTATCTATCCATCCTTGCACTAGTTTGGTGTTCAATTCACTAAACATCACCTTCTCAGAACCACAATATCTTTCTATACTATTCAGGGTATTGCGATAATTTACAAGAGACTGAGGTTTCAATGTTTCAGACAACTCATCAATATATTCTCTTGCAAAGTCTGAGAAACACACATCTGCATCGTTCTGTTCTAGATAGTCCCTAACCTGTTCAGCACTCCAAGAACGGATGTCTAGCTTATTAAGCTTGAACATCCATTCTTCAATAATTTGGTTCAGTGGATTTAGCACAAAAGAATCCTTCACATCATGAGAACCCTTCACGATGCCTTTCTGTCCCACCATCTTGTTCGTCTTAATATAAAGCGACCTACGATTATGAGTCATTCGAATGTACACTTGGTAAAAACCATCTGACCTCTGATGCTGAACAACAATTTTAAATGTAGCCATAGTTATTTTATTTTCAAAGCTATTTCAAAACAAACGCTCTCATTTGTCACGTTTAACGTGTCAAACGTTTCTAAAACACTATACTTCTGACTATCTAGAAATCAGTCATTTACGCTAACTCCTCAAATATCAGATAATTACGAAAATATGATTTCTAATTTCCATAAATAAATACGCAACAAGTGAAATGTACTCCCCTTATAGCATATTATTTTGGCGTAGCCAATTCTTTCCATTAGACGTAGCACAAAATATCAGAAATGCCACACAAGGGATTCCTACCATAGCTAAAATAATCAATGTTCCCATAATCTTACCTCCTATTTGTTTTTTGTTTATTATTTCTGTTCATATTATTGTTTCTTTTCTTTTTCTCTTCTTCCTCCTTATCTTTATCGCGAGTCAATATAAGACCGCAAACCAAGAGCAATAGAGCAACACTTCCGCTTAACATGTATATTAACCAGCGTTTATCTTCCAAGTCTTTCATTAATGACATTGCAAATATCGCAGTCAAGAAATACTTAGAAACATCTATCATATATTTACCTAACTCTTTATTCCACATGCAAATTTACAACTATTATTCGTTATTTCAAAATTTCTGTTCCATTTTAATTATCCAACATTTACCATTCTTCTTGCAGGAAGTCCCTGGATTTCTCTCAGCACCTTATTTTCTGCTCTTAGAGCAATAACTCTTCATACACAGAAGAATCACTTGTAGCAACAGCCTCAGCATTAGAGGATGCACCATTAATTAACTCTGCTGGCATCACACCTAGAACCTCCGCTATTCTCTCAACCAGCCCAAGGGTCAAATCACATCCTTCCATTATAGCCTCTACCTCTGAGCGAGATATACCAAGCATAGAAGCAAGTTTTATTTCCCCTATGCCTTTTTCTTTTAAAATCGCTTTTAACTTTAAGATATTCAGCAATGAGGTTTTGGTTTCCTCTACAGAAGAAGAAAACAACTTAAAGAAATCATAATCAAGAGCATTACATATCTCAACCAACTTATCAGAGTCGATTGAAGACTTGGATAGAACACGATTGACATTTTGATTAGGAATGCCGATTCTACGTCCAAATTCTGACTTAGTAATACCTAACTCGTTGATTCTTTGTTCAATAGCTAGTCCAACATTAATACTTCTGTCCATAATATCAATCATTTTAATTGTTAATATCAATCAATACAGCTAATTATTTCTTAAATAACCAATCATTCTTGATTACTTTCAAGCTAAAATGATTATCTTTGCACCGTAAAGTAAATAAATAAATAAATAAGTACCAAATAAATTTGAAGAAAAATGAAGAAAGAAGATAAAAAAGTTCCAGATGCGCCTAAAAGGTTATGGGTTCGTACATATTCCTTGGTACACGACTCAGGCTTAATGGCAGTAGGAAATATTTCATTCAGAGAATATTGGGTAGGACACAAAAATAAGGTTCCAAAGGATTTAAGACCTTGGAGTTATGAGGAAGAGGAGGAATACATCAGCCTCAGCCAATATTGGCACGAAGCAAAGGAAGTTCCAGAAGATTTGCACACCTTTATTATAGGTGTTTCCAAAAACTTCACTCATCCAGTACTCATCAACTTGGAACGTTCATGCATACATACGTTTTATGATGCTCACAACATAAGCGATAAGATGAAGTGGAACGGAATCATCCGCAAAGATTTCCGCTTCGCTTTCTGGGCTTACATCAAGGACTTAGTTCCTACCATAGAGGAAGGAGGCAAATAATGAAAAAGAACGAAAATGACAATTCAGTAGCTCACTTCTATTCTCTGTGTGAAGAATGGAAGAAGTTGAAGGATGAGATTGCCAAGCAGCAGAAGAGACTCTGGCTCAGAACTAAGATTCATGAGATTATTGGAATGCCAGATAAAAGCACCTTCGAGGAAATCTTTAATTGGATATACCAGGCATCTATCAACGAGTGGGAAGGCATGTTGTATTGCTTCAACTATACAGCAAAAGCAAGAAACCATTGGTGGGAATACGATGAAGCCTTGGAAGATGCCAAGGAACTTTACTCAGTCCTCAAATAAGAACAAAAGAAAGGAGACAAGACAATGCAAAAGATAATGTTCAATGACCAGTACGGTCTCACCCAAGCAGTTCTCGATGGTCGCAAGACCCAAACAAGAAGAATCGCATACCAAGAGCCTTTCAAGTATTACTGCAACTGCGGTTTCTGCACGGAAGGAAAAGACAAGGGCAAGCTCACCATCAACGATGGAAATGAGATTGTGGCGAAGTCACATTATAAAATAGGTGAAGTCGTGGCAGTCGCACAGAGTTACAGCCACATTCCGTGTGCAGAAGAAACGGAAGAAACATTTAATGAGGAAGTTGCATCCGCAGGATGGGGCAACAAGATGTTTGTAAAGGCTAGTTTGATGCCTCATCAAATCAAGATTACCAATATTCGGTGTGAAAGGTTACAGGACATCAGCACCGATGACTGCATGAAGGAAGGAATCTACTGTAGTCACATGGTTTGGTTTCATGATACCTATTCATACGATGCCACTAACGATAGCAAACGTAAGAAATGGTGGTACAAAACTCCTATTGAAGCATACAAGATGCTCAGCTGTAAGCTCCACCTCCATTGGGGCAACAATCCTCTCGTCTTCGTTTACGATTTCGAACTAGTTAAATAATAATTCTTCATCAATATGAAAGAAGAAACATTACCACTCAGACCTCAGATTAGGGAACTGGCGTTAGGTCAAGCCATCGACTTCCCTATCAAGAGAATGCTATCGGTCAAGAGTAGTTGCACTGACCTCAGTGCCATCTACAGCCGAAAGTTCAAGACCAAGCTCAACCGGGAGCAAGGAGTTATCACAGTTACAAGAATCAAATAAAACAAAATAGTCATGAACCAAACAGTACAAATCCAGTTCGCTGACAAGATGGTCTCGTTCGACACATTCCTATCAGCCATACGCAATGTAGTCCAGGAAGAAATTTCCAAGGCTGTAGGCAAGCGACCATTCATCACCCAAGCCAAGGCATTCGATACCTTCGGCAGACGCAATGTAGAACGATGGGTGAAGGAAGGCAAGGTCAAGGTCTTCGGGCGTGGCAAGAACGGCAAGATTACTCGCTACGAATACAGACTGTCCGAGCTGGAAGCCTGTGCCTGTAAAGTTCAAGACTATCTACATCCCACATAGGTAATTTTACTTTTAGAGAATAGACATAAGCAAACATTGCAAACAAGAAAAGCTCGCTGTGAAGCGAAACTTATCGTTGAAACATTCAAAAGGTGTCTGGGCAAATATCCCTGCGAGAACAGTTCTTCATCATTAAAAATCTGATAAGTACAAATCCACTCAGGCACCTTTCTTTACACGGTCGGCATTGCAATCTTGCATGTAGCCTAGCCCATCGGGGGCGATGTTCATAACAAACGATTGATTGTTTAAATGCTTTTTTACTAGGTTCACCATGAATTCTGCGAAAAAGAACTAAGCAGATAGGCACAAGGGTTCGACTCCCTAACCGACCACCATTACAAACAATATAAAACGATAAGTTATGAAAACAATTAAGATTATCTTCTGCATTGCCATCTGGCTAGTCCTTGGATGGCTCTGCCTCAGTAAACTCTCACAGGGCATCCACGATGAGAATCTGATTTCTCAGATTCCACAGTGTACATACGATGAGATAGTCGATACGCTCACCTCTCGTAATGGCTTCCATCCTACAGAGCATCAGATAGTAACCTACTATTATGAGCGATTCAAGAAGTAAGTTCACCGAATGCAGCAGAACGCCCAACCTTGGCACTCGCCGCTCGAAAAGGCTTGCTTCCCACACCTTGCAGCATAGAAGCCACCAAGTTCACCAAGACCATCAATCCCAATTCCCAGATGGGGCAAGGTCTAACAGCCTTAGCGGTCAATGGTCTTCTTCCCACTCCTACAGCAATGGAGGTAAAACACTCCAAGCGAGTAAAGGGCTTGAAAGAACAGGGCGCAAAAGGGATGTACAGCCGAAAGAACGGAGCACTTCGCCCGAATGGACTGACCGACTTTCTGGATTTCCACTATCTCCTCACGCCAATGGCTGCGGATGGGATGAGGGCGAACATGAATATGCAAGCTCTCAAAAACCACAACAAGGAGAAAGCCAATCTAGCGGAGCAGATAGCCCACAAAGTAGGTGGCGGAACTTCCCAACTCAATCCCCTGTTTGTAGAGGAAATGATGGGATTCCCTTTGATGTGGACAGCCTTACCATTTCTTTCCCCAAGTGGCGACAAGAATCCATAAAGGCTTACGGCAATGCCTGGGTCCCACAAGTGGCTTACGAGATATTCCGTGCCATCGAGGCAGAAGAAAACAACAAATGATAGAAATCGTAAATTCTACATTCCAAATAAAAGAAGAATAAATGAAAACAGATGGCTACATATTTACTCCAGAGCTGTTGCAGTGGCGTTACTTCCATCGTCCTGTGGTCGTTCAGGTGCTCATCCATGTGCTCCTCTCCTCCGCTCACAACGAGGCTTCCGCTGCAACCCTCTCCTATCGTGATTTGGCTCTACAGCTCCATACCACGGTCAAGACCATCCGTGTCGCCATCGATGTGCTCATAGCCGAGAAAATCATCACCAAGTGCTCTGCTCCAAGAGCCTCAACCAAACTCTACGTTAACAGTTCTCACCCCCTATCCCACTGCATCATACCGTGGCAAAGAGACCAAGGGGCACAGGTTACGGCACACTTCGGGGCACAGATTGGGGCACAATCTAGGGCACAGATTCAATCTTCCGAAGTTCCTTTAAATAAAGGCGATTCCGAAGATTCTGAAACTAGCAAGGGCACAGATAAGGGCACAATTAAGGGCACGAAGAGGGCACAATCTAGGGCACAGCCAAAACAAGGGGCACAGCCAAGGGCACAATCTAGGGCACAGATTTCACACTCCGAAACCCCTTTAAATAAAGGTGATTCCGAAGATTTAGAGATAGTCAAGGGCACAGATAAGGACATAGCCAAGGGCACAGAAGTAAGAGAAAAGAAACAAATAAAAGAAAATCTTTCCCCTCAAACCCCTATAAAAGAAAACAAACAAAGAAAAGAGAAAGGCACAATATAGACTTCTCTATGGGTTCAGCAGTGAAACCGAACAATCCTCATATCTGTGGAAGGCCTTTCCTGCGGACAAGAAAGGGCAAAAGCTGATTGTAAAGGCGATCCTATCGCCAAGCGAAGCGGATAATTTTTTGATAAGTCTGACGGGTACCGAACCAATCATGTTATGCGAAAGGGCAACTCTCAAATCGCCGCAGTTGTATAAAAGAGAACAGCTCCTATATTCCGATGATGAAGAACGGCAGACTGTGCCCATATCCGAATTCTGTTATCTCTCTGAATTTTGGAACAGAGAAAAGCATTCTCTGTTGAGTGAGATACAAAATGAATTCAGTGCAGATGGCAGAACGCGCTACGAGCAGACACTTGAACTTCTTGAATGGGCAAAATGCAACTGTGGAATCGACTTCTGTATAGCTGGACGTCGTTTTGGCAACTACGAAGTGTATTATCGTACCCCTGAGAATAGCAGTTTTGAAATAGATATCCACAAGGATCAAGGCCTGCGGGTTACAACGATTCGTAAGTGCAAAGATTTTGCAGAAGATATCATTGTTAACTGTATTGGAAAGTATAAAGACTATGTGATCTGCAATCAGACACAAGTGTGGCCTGCAAATAAAAAGGAAATCTGCTTCGAGGCTGATGAGCCAATGACATCGGTTGTGGTCCACGCATGGAATGTCGCCACAGGAAACCTAATCGTCTCCCAAAGCATTGCGCTGATGATGGGACTCTCCATCATCTCGAGTTGGGGAAGT